GTCAACTACATTTTTTATGATCCCAGTCCCCCCTTTAATCTACTCTGTTTATACCCCTCAATTTTTCATTTTATTTTGTTTCGTTTTATATTTTTTTATTTTGATCCCACAATTATTTTAATTTATAAGTCGCCGTCGATCTTACTAAAATCCGCCTTAAAATAATTATTTTTTATTTTCTATTTTTCTCGATTTCGCTATTGTCTTTTGCCGATACTTTGCTAGAATGATTGTAGGAAACGTGTAAACCTATCGCTATCGCGTGAGGATACTTCGTTTTTCGTCGCGTATTATTTTGGCTAATGTTGTTTGTTGTTTTCTCTTTTGTTTGTTGTTTGTTTGTTTTCTCTTTTGTTTGTTGTTTGTTTGTTTGTTTCGTTTCGTTTATTCGTTAGGTGTTTTATGGAACCCCATATAGTTCGGATACCCCGTATTCTAATTCGTCACCCGTCCCCTTATTTATTTGATGGTGAAAGATATGACTATTTAGGTTGTATCTTACTCGAATTAGGATTCACCATCCCAGAGAAATCCAAGTTTCCCAGTCAACTCAAAAGACTGTATCATCCCTTCACTGTCGAACATCGTCGATCAATCCTCGATTCGGCCCTCACCCTCCAAATACTTCGGTTACTAGAAATCACTCCACAGAAAGATGTTCTAGTCCCACTCAATGCCCTACTAGCCCCTCACCGTATCGTCGTCCAAATCGTCTAGTCCTCCCCAGGAGTCGTCCCGTGGTTCGTATCATTCGTAAAATTCGTCCCAAGTATCTTATCGACAATCATCATCACACTTCCCGAAAGGAATCCATGCAGTATGGAAACACCAAGTCTCCCTCCCCAATCTCCCTCCCCAGGAAACACACCGGCCCCCTCCGTGGTGGAGTCTCAGGGTGTGACTTCTCAGAACTCCTTCGAGTACAACCAGTTGAGTCCACCGAACATGGAACAACTGGATTTTATCCTAGTTCAACAGAAAGACAACATTCTCAAGGAGATCAACTCCGGCAATCTTTCGGTAGCACTTGCTAAACTTAAACTTGTCAAAGAACTCTGGGAAAACACCGAGTATCTTTACAAGTACCAAGAACTTCTTGACAAACTCAACCACAAACTCAAGTCTCGTATCTCTCATGGATAACCTACTACCAACCATTGCTGGTAAAACTCTCACAATCAGTGGTGCTTTTACCGTCGAAGAATTGAAAGAATCGTTCAAATTTCTTGCAGAGATTTTTGATGCTCCTGTAGTAATCGGATTAGACCTTATTGAGCAAGAAAGGAGGACGTACGGATATCTTGGTAAGTCAAGGTTTTGTGAACCCTTAGACAAGGACACACAAAAACTTTACTCCAAAACTTTCAAAAACGTATCTGTTAACATCAAACCCTTAGACCTCAACCCCCAGGAATCTCTCACTATGGAATCCCTCAACATTGGCCCATGTCCTGCTGACGAAATAGCAGCAGACCTTAGAAGTCCACACTACCGTACTTTGTGCAGGCTAGAACTCAGTTTGTTCAAACAACAACTAACCGAAGAACTTGCTACTCAATGGCCTGACTTTGGTTGTATCGTCCAATTCAAAACCACTTCCAACCCTCACGACTTCGGTACATACTACGAAATCGACGTAATATACGACCCAGAAAATGAAATAGCAGCAAGCCAAGCCTTCTACTGTGAAGGTGAAGCTAGCTCTGTCTGGACACCCGAACGTCGTCAAACTATCAACTACCTCAGACAAGACCTCGGACTTGAACCACTCCCTCCTCAGGAATCAGCACAATGAGCTACATGACCATCAACTTACTCAAGTACGGCAAAAACCTGCTAAGTACAACTTCCTCTCACAATGTTTCATCTATCGAAGTTGCTATCAACAAAGTCGATGAACATTGTAGCACTATCGAAACCGGCCAGAAAATACCAAACAAGATACAAATCCCAATGGTACTTGCTGCCGATCCACACACCCTACACTTACCAACCTACGATTCAGCCCACGAACTACTAACCGACCTCCCAGGAAAGTTAGTCAAGCTGAACGGTATTGCTGTACCAGCTAAACTTCGACATCACGATCCTGACACAGTGTACGATACAGTTCAAATCTATCGTACACTGTCCGGCCCGTGGAAACTGGTATGCACTCCATACCAAGCATCGTATAAAGGAACCGTATCAGTCCCTTTATCGTCCCTAGTTCTACTCCAACAAGTCATCCCCTACACAGCCCCAGGAGCAATTCGTATAATGCATCCAGCTCCAGGAACTCGTGGAACCTCAATTTCTCTCAACTATACCCCCTAACCCAACTCTCACACTATGACTCTCTCACTCATTTACGTCACACCACAAATGTTTCCAACCATTGCAGGTATAGCAGTTATTGCTGCTGTTTGTTACATGATCGGAATCTACACCGGAGCTTATGCTTTCCCTGTAGAATCTCATGGACTCTCCCCAGAAGATAGGAAAATGTTGTCCGAACTATACCGTGTAGTTATCGGAGAACATGCTGCTAGAAAGTTCGATCAACAATACAACAATCGTCCAGACGATGAAGATTGTCTTGACGAACTCAAGTCTCACGAAGAACAGTGGTACGAGTACACCAAGAACGGAGAAACCTATGCTTGACCTTATCGACTGGTCTATCGTTCATGTTGGCCTACCAGCCATCACAGTTGTCGTCGGTTTTCTTGGATACCTCATGCACAAGGATATAGCATGAATCGTATGCTCTCATTTGAGTCTCACACACCTGATCCTATCGTCCCAGGAAAGGTGACTTTTAACAACGTCACGTTGATCGTCAGCATGTTTCCTTACAAACGAGGAACTCATTTTGACAAAATTGTTTTTGATCCCGTCAACTTTGTGTTTACAGCCTATCGTAAGGACAAACAAACAACACACAGAGTTCAACTTACCCTTCACTCAAGCAAATAACTCTCACTATGCCAAACTTACTAATCAATGCAGGCCCAGGTTGTGGTAAAACTTCCACAATCGTCGATGCCTACCTGTACTACCGAACTACAAAACCTGAATTGTGGTTAGAACGATTCCGACACACAGAAGAACAAGCTGCGGTGTATCACTGGTGTCGAGAAAACCTCCCCAGGAAAGAGAACGGTGAACCGTTGTCTGCTATTTACCTAGCATACAACAACACCACAGTCGATGACCTCAAGAATCGTATCCATTCCGAGAGTGAAGTCAAAACTCACCACGGTTGGGGGTACAAAGTCATCCAAAAGACCTACGGATACGTCCCAATTCCCAAGAATTACACTGACAGACTGATCGAAACTGTCACTGGACGTACCCTTTCTAGTGACAAAAACAAGTTTTCATGGATCACTTCTTTCCGTTTTGTCGAGAAATTGCAGGAAGAATTGCTCGAAGTGAGTGAAGAAAACATGTATTTATTGCAATCCAAGTACAGTGATCTTGCTCCATACAAGATCCACCCAGAGATTTGCCAGCAGGCTTCTGAAATAATCAAGGCCATGAAAGGTGCAAATCACCGTGAATTGGGCATAAATTACATGTTACAAGTGTGGTTAGCCTTATTTTTACTCCCAAAACCATTGTACGAGATCGGTTTTGTCGACGAATGTCAGGATTTAAGTCCAGCTAGACTGGCTTTATCCTTCAAACTGTGTCGTAACTTGGTTTTTGTGGGTGACACCAATCAGGCTATCAATGCTTGGACTGGTGCTGACCCTCGATCTATCGAAAAGATTGCAGAACACTGTTCTACACAGCTTCCTCTACGACTTTCGTTCAGATTACCACCAAATATGGCACAAACAGCCAACACAATCTGTCCGTCAGCACAAATCCGTACTATCCCCGACCGTGCCCCAGGAATTGTGGGCAAAGTTAGAGCAGAAAACATCGTTGAATGGAGTCGATCTATGGTCGAACAAAGCCCAATGATTATCTGCCGCTACAATGCTCCGTTGATGAAACTAGCCTTACAGCTAGTCAAAAACGAGATTCCCTGCCGAACTTTGGGTGACACACTGGCAAAATCGTTGATTTCTACGGTACAAAACCGTAAAGCCCGTAATATCGACGATCTTTTGCTCAAACTTGCCTCATACGAAGAACAATGCCTTCGATCTGGTAGTGCAATGGCAAAACAAGCCACAGCCGACCGTTTCGACTGTATCCGTCATATCCTCAAGTCCTGTAACAGTATCGACGAGTTCGAACCACTGGTACAATCCCTACTCCGTCCCCAGAAAGGAATCCGTCACATTACTTTGTGTACCATTCACAAAGCAAAAGGTTTGGAAGCCGACGTTATTGGCATCCTAAACCCACCAGTCCCCTCAGAAAGAGCACAATCTGAGACGGAAATCAAGCAAGAAGTCAACATCGATTTCGTTGCACACACTCGTACAAAACGTGACCTTTACTACATTTACAACGACTAACCCATGACCAACGAACAACACCCTCTCGACGACCTGCTGCACAGCCTTATGAACAACATCCCTATCACCAAGGACCAAGCCCAAGAAGCTGTCAAAATTGAGTTTCTTGATCTACAAGAACATTTTGGTGAAAAATTTGTTCAACAACTTTACCTTATAGTGTTGATGAACAGCTACGTTGACCGAAGATTCAGTTCAGAAGAATACGCAGACCTTCAAAACGAACGGATGCTCAAACTTGCAACAATTTTAGAAGCTTTGTTGCAAATCTTTAAGAACAACCCACAAAGTTTTACCGGAAACTGCGAAATACTACAAGTTCGCCTACCAGGAAGAACTGTACCTAGTATGAGTCTGGTTTACAATCATATCGAAGCAATCGTAAACGTACCCAAAGAATTAAATCGACTATCTTTGTAACTCTTTTCTTTCACTCTCACCTGTTTTTATCTCTCACAAACAATTATGCAAACTACCCTCTACAAACTAAACAACTTCAACGACGTAACCTACTGGACTGCTACTCTGACCGACAATACTCTCACTCTTTCGTGGGGCAGATGCAGCAAGACTTCAACCGAACCGGTACAACATGGTACTCAAGTAGTCGAAGTCACCCCAGAAAGACTGGTCGACGAGTACCACAGCCGTGTTCGTCACCAAAAAGAACGCAAAGGATTCACCGACACAATTCCTTCTGCCCCACCAGACCTACCAATGCTGGCCCAGGAATACAAAGGCAACGTCAAGTTCGACAAAGTTGCTCTGCAACCTAAACTTGACGGTATCCGATGTATCATGTCTCGTGAAGGACTACTGTCTCGACGAAACTTGTTCTTCACTTCCTGCCCACACATCGAGTTATACTTGTCCAAACTCCCAGAAGGTATCAAACTCGACGGTGAACTGTACATTCCCAACGTACCACTCAGCACAATCGAGTCCTACGTGATGCGTGGTCGTCCAGACTACTCAGTGTGCAAAGAAATCGAGTACCACGTATTCGACATCATCGACACCGAAGCACCCTTTGAAGTTCGTATTCTCGAAGCAGAACGAATTGTATCCGAACTCGAAGAAGTGTACATTCGATGGAGAACAGACAACAAACTCTCCTTCAACAAACTACCCTACTTCTCCCACAAGTGTCCATTCAAGATGGTGCATACCGTCCTACATGACACCACCCCAGGAGAAGATGACCTGCACGAACAGTTTGACAGCTATCGTGCTGCTGGTTACGAAGGTATGATGATTCGGAACAGCAATGCTCCATACGAAGTCAACAAACGATCACCATCTTTGCTTAAGATGAAGTCCTTTGTTGACAACGAATTCCTCATCGTTGACGTAGTTCCTGGCACAAACAAGCAAGGAGTGTTTGTCTGTGAAACCAGTTCCGGTAAAGAATTTAAGTGTTCTTTTCGTGGCACTCATGCCAAACGTCAACAAATCCTCACCTACAAAAACAACTACATCGGCAAATACCTCAAAGTCGAATTTGAAGGCTACTCCGAATACGGTGTACCACGTTGCCCAGTAGGAATCCACTACTTTGCCAAAGAACAGTCCGACAAACCCGTAGGAGAAACAACCGATGCCGAATAACACAGACAAACTACGACAACTCTATGTTGCTCTTTCTAGATCAATAGATACTGTCAAACAAGCCTAAAAACTTGTCCCGTCAGCACCAATGGATTTCTTTGTCGAAGAATCAACAAATCAAATGAAAATGATTCTTGCTCTCGTTCAAGATGAAATCAAACATACGGAGAAGTTAGAATGACCGATCGAGTCGACCGTGCAGTTGTTTACAAATGTCGGATTTGTGGTACACTAACACGTAATCCTTATGTGTTTGCTACCACACCCGAAGTCGTAGAAATCTTAACCGCATTGCGATTCAAAGGTGTTTATCGAGATCCGATACATCTCTCTGATCTACATTCTACAAGTCTACATTTTTGTGCAGACGGTAGTGTAGGAATATCAGATATCCAAGGAATGGTTATAGCTTCACTTAACTCCTAACTCTCAACCCAGGAACCCTCCGATGCGTAGACGACATTTTTACATACTCCGAAGAACTCGACCATTCGGAATCGGTTTTGTTGTCGATAGTTTCTTAGTGTGTGCAACTTCTCACTTAGAAGCTCGTAAAGCTGCTGCTATGTTTGCCCGTGACGAAGGAACTGAAACCTGGCTTGATGGTCACTACTCAACCTGCAAACAACTAGTAGAACCAGACAAATACGAATCAGATCAGGTACTCCTGATCGACCACCGACCTCGATAACTCTCACCCCTAGGAACATCATGTCTAATCTCAAAACCCTTCTAGATACTATCAATATCGAACTCTACAATGTTGATGGTGGTAGAGACAGACCAGTTACAGTAAACGACTTACGTAACGTCGTAACTGCTCTGATAACTGAAATCAATCAAAACGAAAAAGATGCTAAAGCAAGACTTGCAATGGGTCTGAGAGAAAGAGTAAAAAGGTCACAAGAATTCTTTGACTCCGACCCAACCTCAATGTTCGATCCAGACTCTATTTAACTCTCACCCCAGGAAAATTCCCTCATGAACTACCTACAACTTCTTTACACCAACGTCGAACAAGGTCTTAGACTTGCTGCCGAGTTAGCTGCAATGAAATACGATGATCCTCGGATCAACGAGATTTCAGACTTAAAAGGTTTTCCAATATCACCTGAACATTCAAAGTTCAACGTCCGTACAGACAACTACGTCCTGATTACGGATCAAATGAATGAAGTCATGAACCAGCTAATCGAAGCCCGCAAGAACTTGTTGCTGTTGGGTATCCAAGGGAAGATATTCTCCCAGGAGACCACTCATGCGGAAAAAGTACAGACCCACCCAGAAGATATACGACTCTAATTTCGAGGAGACGTTTCATCAACTGTGGAAACAACATTCAACCTATCCTATTGTTCATCATCACACCGTACACTTATCTCGAAAATGGGAACTAGATTTCTGTTTTCCAATGGAACGGATTGCAATAGAACTCCAAGGATACGGAACTGGTCACTTATCATACAAGAGTATGCAAAGAGACTACAACAAACACAACGACCTAATCTTATCAGGATGGGTACTCCTTTACTTTATGTCAGCGGATATAAAAGATGAACCAGGACGAACAATTACTACCATTAAGCGGGTTATCGAACGAGTTAACCCAACAATCGGAAAGTTTGATATTACCTCGATCGAACGATCAGAATATCAACCCGGTAATCTTGCTGAAGCAGCGAGAAGGCTCCTCAATAAAAAGACTTATCGACCGTAACAGTTCAGGTTCTTTCAAGAACTACTGCGACAAGATCGGTTTCACACCTTCTAACTTCCATGCAATCCTCTCAGGAGACCGACCGTGCAGTCTGGAAAAACTCAATCACATACTGTCGGGAATCCGTTACCACGCTACCATTTCAACAACTATTGTCATTCAGGCCATGCCGATTGGTCGGGATGCAGAAAATGCGGCCTCGCTGTTGGACGAAGATACGTTGCCCTTAGACGAGACGGGACTCACCGTTTTGGAGGAACCAACCCAGTCCGACTCCTATTCATTGGAGACTCCCCAGAACTCACAGATACTTTCACCGGACGACCTTTTACAGGAGTTTCAGGACGGCTTGTAGATGGTTTACTTGCTCAAACCAAGCACAGTATCGATTACTGCATGACTAACTTAGTTGGTTGTCAAACAAGAGACATAGTTCGACTCTACGGCCCAGACGGTAAAGAAATTTACTGTGCTGACGATGACGAAGCTAACGATGCTCTTGAAACCTCAGGTGCAACAATTGATGCTATCAACCACGGTCGTCCACCACTCAAGTCAGAAATCTCAATCTGTTCACCACACATCGGTGAACTGGTTGCAACTTTCAAACCCAAAGGTATTGTGTACTTAGGCTTGCTTCCTATGGCATACTACCGAACCTCTCTCCCTTACATCAAACTGTTTGGCAACTCAATTTCTCAATTCATGAAACAAGAGTACAAGCTACTCCCCCTCAAACGGGAAGCCCGCAAACTACTCGAATTCGTAAAGGAACTCTCCCCATGTTTTTCGTAAAAATAACCAACCTTACTAACACCGGCAACCTCGAACATATTGTTATCAATCTCGAACGAGTGACTCTAGTCAATCGGGGACACAGACGTATCAACGACGTTGACAAAGAAATTTGTACCATCACCTACAATATGGGTGGTGGAGCAATAACATCATTCACCGTCGACTGCACCCTCGAACAATTCCATAACTTTATGGAATACTTTTTCACTTGTACTACTGCGATCGGGCCGTCCCTAACCGAGTTCCTCGAACAACCGGAATCAAATCTACGATATGTAGACGAAGCTCCTCCCACCCCAGAAAAACTCCAACAACTTTATTCTAACCAGAAAAAACAATCATGCAATGGAAATGGAAAGGCCCAGTCGACGGAGGAATAACTCAGTCACTACTTGGCAAATATCTACAAGACCCGTTTAGTTTCGTCTTGTACTATGGTTGTGGTTTGGAAGAACCAGCAGCCGTAAATCAAAACCTAATCTGGGGTAATGAGTTCCACTTACTGCTGGAACTAACCCTACCACTTGACCAACCCTACAACTCTCTTCCCCAGGAAACCCACAATGAACTCAGAGATATTCTAACTAAGTACGAAGAACGATACTCCCACGTTGAACCAACTACTCTCTATTCCGTTCTGGAAATGATGAAGTTGTACAACGACAGTTACAAATTTCCGTACAAAGTTCAGACAGAAAAACAGTTCAAGTTCGATTACTCGACCAAGAATCACAAAGTCTCCCTGATGGGTAAAATCGACGGTATTGGTACTCCTCGTGAGGATCATACATATGAGAATTTACCGATGGGTTTTGATTCTGATCGTCCGATTATTATCGAACACAAATGTAAAGGCTACCACGACAAAGCACAGCATCGTCAAGAAATCAAGACTGACCTACAGTTGAACTTGTACTTACATGCTATGCAAGTTTTGGGACACACGACTGACCAAGTAGTTTACGATATTATTCGTATTCCCGAAGTTCAGTATGGTTGTCCAGCCCGCAACATTGGAGAACGTATCCCTTACTACATCAACCGAATCTACAACACTTGTACTCCTTACAGAGAGTATCCAGTGTCCAAGAATAAGTTCCTGTGGTTAGACCAACACTGTTTCTCCCACCCAGAAAATCTCGTAGCAGAGTTTCGCAAAATCACTCTCGATCCAATCATCGATAGTCTTTGCTACATGTACGAGTACACCCTCGCAGACAGTTTTGATCCATTCAATCCTGACTGTTACAATCACTTGTTTCATCGTCGTCCACTTCGATTGTTTGACCCAGCTCGTACTGATAAGTTCAAGAAAGACTACTATCAGTATTTGACTGGTGCTCTACCAATCGAATCACTTGTTCCCGTTCCTCACTTGTTCAAAGAACTTCATGGAGAAGGCTAATGAAAATCCGTCCTCGTACCAGTCCGTACCACAACTTTGTTCGTACCACGTTTGCTGCCAGTCAGTTTACCGACCCAGAACATATTGTTCGAGACGACTTCACTCACTGTACTCTCGGAATTGCCGGAGAAGGATACGAAGTCTGTGAAGCCCGTATCGATCACCTATTCTGTGGACTCCTCCCAGAAAGTTCCGAAGCACGAACAGCATACGTCAAAGAACTCGGAGACTTGTGCTACTACGTCGCCATGTTGGAAAACACTCTCGACAAGTACGTCGCAACCACGCCCCCAGAACGACTCGCACTCTCATTGCGAACAGAATACAGAAAAGGTGAACACCCAGTAACAGCTACAACTGAACTCATCCCTCCCCAGGAATTGTTCGGCCCAGACATTTCGTCTTTTCCACTAGAATCTTTGTTTGATTTTCGAACTCGTTACCCATACAGTTTGGCTTTCAAACACGTTCTCGATCCAAATCACGGTGAATATCTTGCCGCAGAATCGATCGACGGTAAGATTAAGATTGCTGTAATGGAAACAATGTTCTCGATGATTAAGACTGACTATCTTCGAGTTCTTCCAACATACGATAAGTATGCGGACATTGACTTCCCAACCTACATCGAGGGTTTCCTCGACTACGCCAAACGTGTGTTGTACTATCGTACAGCAGACTGGTCACTACTCCCAATCTACATTCGTGGATTTTGGGCTTTTATTACAGTGTTTGCTACCGTTGACTTACAAATGACTCTCCAAGACATTCTTGCAGTCAACGAAGCAAAACTCCGCAAACGATACCCCAGCGGTTCCTTCTCCCCAGAAGATGCGACCCGAAAGGCAGACAATGACACCTAACGTCGAATTTGCACTTACTGTATGGTCGGGTGCTGTTTGTTTAGTTATCTTAATCGAACTTTTTTCAGGAGGTAAATAATTTGCCCGTCATCGTTTTTGTAATAACATTAGTCTTGTGGTCTACTGTTACTGTTCGTTACTTTCTCAGATAGGGAGACTTATTTTGCGTGGTTTGTCAGGTGTTGTTTATGGTCGTGAAGGTATGGGTAAAACCAGCCTTGCACTCCAGTTTCCAGGCCCAGTCCACTGTATGTCAGTGGGTGAGACTGGTTATCAAGACTTGGAAGTCGTCAAGCAAGTTCCAGAAAATTCGTTGAACTATGTCATCGAATCTTACGAAGAACTCGTCAAGTCGATCAGCAAAGTCGTCAAAGGTACAGTCATTATTGACAGTACCAAAGGATTACAAAACAGAATCTTTGATTATGTCTTGCGTACCTTCTACCAGAACAATGTTCGAGACTTTCATGCTTTCTCGTCGGGACAACGTAAAGAGTCTCCACAAGTATTCCAACAGTTTCTCGATCTTTGTTCTACCAAAGTCAATCAAGGAGTTAACGTAGTGTTCATCGGCCACGTTGGTACGATTCCGCTACCTAACACCCTCGGTGCTGACTTTTTGTGTCACGTTATCAACCTCGATGACGGTGATAAAGGTCTCGGTATGAGAAGCACTCTCACAGCCTGGGCTAGCTTTATTTTCTTTTTGTCCCTCGACGTAGCAATCAATCGTGTAACGGAAAAGGTTGGCGGTCTTGCTATGGAAGGGAAAGCAGTTGACACGGATAACCGTATTATCTATACGACCCTCTCAACAGCACACCAAGCCAAGAATCGATGGGGTATGCCACCAGTTATTGCTATGGGTCGATCACCCCAGGAAGCATGGGCAAACCTCTACAAACATTTTCCTGAGGCATACAAGAAAGGAGCCTAGCCTCAGCCGTCTCTCACCGTGTTTAGTATGTTGTGTGTTTCAAATTTCAAGTAAGAAAGTATTTTAATTATGAAAAAGTCAACAGTATCCCCAGAGTTTATGTCGTTCGTTGGCCGTAACAATACCGCAATCGAGCAAGCCAAGCAAGCAGAATCTCGATTGTCGAATATCCCAGTCCCATTGGGGACGAAAGGCACTTGCATCATTACCAGTTTTGTGTTCGGCAAGTCGAAAGACAAGCCGAATCAAGACGGTACAGTCAAAGAAGGTACTCCGTTCTGCGAAATCAAAACGTCGATCGTTGACCATCCAGAACATCAAGGCAAGACGTTGCGTAAGACCTATTGGTTCAGCAACTCGGCCAACATGACTGCGATGGGTCGTTTCGAAATGTTCTTGAACGATATGGAAAAGATCGGTCTCCCCAGAGAAGTTCGCACCGGTCACCAGTCTCCTGGCGAGATCGGAGAATACTTCTTGAACAAAGAAGGACTTGCGTTGCATTTCGATGTCTATCCCGATGAAAAGTACGGTGAAGATGGTAAGGGACTTCGGTTCTCCAACATGGACACTGTTATTGCTTCCAACGATAGCATCATGCCACCAACGGCAGCACCGGCCCCGACAGCTCCGACAGCACCCGTAGCTGCTCCTGCCTCCGTCCCAGGAGTACCAGCCGTGGGAGCCAAGGTCAAGTATCTCGAACAAGTCTGTGAAGTTGTCGAAGTATTTGAAAGTGCTGGCAAAGTCCATATCAAGGGTATCGACAATCCGTCCCTTGAGAAGATGGTCTTGATTTCGAACCTGGATTCTTAAGTCACTCCTAAGTTCGTGATTTAAGAATCGCCGGACTCGTAGTTTCTACCTGTCCCACCCTACCCGAATGAGCCTCGGTACGTTCGGTAGACTGGGCCATCAGTCTACATTTTTGTTTCACTATGGAGAATAGACTCATGAAGTCACCAATTTTGTTTGTGTGTATGATCGTTACTCTTTTAATGTCAGGTCTTAGCTATGGACAAGAATGTGCCAATGGACAGTGTTACCGATCCGCAGGCGTTGTCAAGAACACTGTCTATGGAACAACTGCTGTTGTTGGTTCGGTCGTTCAGTCTGCCGGAACAGTCGTTGCAGGTACGGTACGAACCACTGGAGCCGTCGTTGAACGTATCGTCGACACGACAGGTGAGGTTCTCACTCGGACAGTCGATGCCGCCGGTAATGTTGTCTACACGGCAGGTCGTATTGCTACAGCCCCAGTACGGGGACTTGCCACAGGACTTGCCCAGTCAAAAGCAGAACGACAAGCAGCAATGCAACAATGCTGCCATGTTGGAGGAAGTTTTGGTGGAGCAAGATATGAAGGTGTTGGATTCTCAACAGTCTCCCCAGAAGATGCGGTGCGACGATGTTGTTACTCCAATCGACCAATCCGAGAGCAAGGAGTAACTTACGGATATAACCGAAGTCTCCGAACATACGGATGGTTTGCAACTATCTTGTGTGACTAACTGTTTGGGGCTAGACTAGAACAGCCAACTATCCAGCTCAGCTGGTACCCTACTGGCTTCACTTAGGGTCTAGTTCCTTCAACCCAAACAGAATCTAGGTAGCTTGCATTACCACAGCAAGGGAATAGTTGGCCTAACCAACTGAGGATCGGCGGCGTGGCGTAACCACGACGATATCATTCGTGCCAAGCCCTTCGGTACGTGTTGTGTGGCCAAGCAGGTGCGATTCCTGCCCGATCTTTTAGAATCAGTAGCTCAACGGTAGAGCAGCACCCTTCTAAAGTGCAGACGGTGGTTCGACTCCATCCTGGTTCTTTTTTATTTCATTCTAGGAGTTTATTATGACTTTTCGAAAACTTGTTCATACTTTTCTATCAAGTCGTGGTGGCTTGATAGTTTTATCAGCTATTGTAGCAGTAGTTGTTAGATTCTATCTATGGCCGATCCAACTCCGTGATTGGATCATAGTTGGAACAATAATTCTATTGTGGCCCACACTAGAATATATCTTTCATCGATGGGTATTCCACGAATGGTCTTGGACACCATTCAGGTTTACTCACGACCGACACCACGACAATCCAACCACCGACACAGGACTTCCCGACTTGTGGGTGATCCTTATGTACTTTGTAAACTCAGTTCTATTTGCATTTACCACCCCAGGAATCTACACAGCCCATTGTGCAGTTTTAGGCATGTTGTGCATTTATGAGTTTATCCATTTCTCCTGTCACACACCTTACACTCCCAAAACTTGGTGGGGATGGTCAGTAAGAACAAACCATCTACATCATCACAAACTCAACACCCCGTCCCATTACGCTATGTCCCTTCCAATTCTCAAAGAGAAAACTAGGAAATAATTATGAGTAACAACGGCCCGCCACCGAACAAATCCCCAGACTTCGAAAAGATTAAAACAAACCTTACTCAAGTAAATCGGTCTCTCGAAATAATAGACAAAGCTCTTCAAACTGCTAAAAAAGCAGCCACAATTTTGGGGATGTCTTTAGAACAAGTAGACGAAGCTACTAGCTTAGCTACATCACCACCACCACCTAAAAAGAAAACTGTTACAAAACCTTCAAAACAAGAATCCACTGACAATACTTCTGATTTTGTACTGGGAGTTTTCGTTGGTGATTTACTCGACGAAACACCATGAAACTCATCATCCCTCCCCAGGAAAACTTGTGCGGTGTGTACATCACTGATACACAACTATCGATTATGTTGTGTAATTCGCACTCAGACAAGATTTTTATCTTTGGTGACAACACAGAACGTACCGGAACTAAAGGACAAGCATTTATCCGCCATTGTCCAAACTCGTTCGGTATTCGAACAAAAGTATCACCAAAGACTAATGCTGCTGCTTACTTTAGCAACAGTGACTTGATGATGTTTAAGTATCTTCTAGCAGAAGATATGAAACACATTGACCACCTTCGTAAGAAACATTCTATTGTGTTTCACTCGAATGGATACGGTAACGGAGAAGCCAAGCTACCAGAAAAAGCTCCTCTCTGTTACGAGCACTTAATCAAAACACTCAACACGTACTGTCAAGGAGAATACTGGTGTCTAACTCAGCCGAATCAATGCCTCCCGTTGCAAAGCTCACCTATCCAAACGGATCAGTCAGATACTTGCAATACCCAGATCCACCCCAGAGCTTAGTGGTGCAAATCAACGGTATCTTTCGTCGACCAATCGAAGTTGAGTTTCTTCCCCCAGGAAAAGATTGGTATACTGAACGTCCTCAGTATTTATCTGTGTGGAAAGATCGAGTCACCAAATACGTCCATCGTTCTTAATTTCCTCGTCCTCGTAGAAAGTTTGTTATGTTACTTGCAATTGATACAGAAACAACTGGCTTAGACTTCTTTCATGGTTGTCGTCCATTTATGATTACAGCTTGTGATGGAACCTATACCTACGTTTGGCAAGGCCAAGTAAATCCATACAATCGTGAAGTGTATTGGGAAGATGACGAACTCAAATCATTTACCGATTTAGTTCACAAAGCTTCTCGTATCATAATGCACAACACCACGTTTGATATGAGAGCACTTGCTTCGATTGGAGTAGACATTTCTTCTTTCTGGGGCCGGATAGAAGATACTTTGATTGCTTCTCATGCTATTTGTTCTGGTGACACACACAACTTGAAAGACCTTGCAATCAAGTATTGTGACTACTGGGACGACGATGAAGAAGCACTAGCAACAACGGTCAAAGAAGCTGTACGTCATGCTCGTCAAAAAGGATACGACGTAGCCAAAGCCGGACACCGACACTTCCCTGGACTCCGTAAGACTGGTACTAGCTTTTGGAAGCAAGACTATTGGCTTGCCCCAGAAGCCTGTGCTACTTACGGTGGACGAGATGCTGAACGTACTTGGTTGTTGTGGGATTGTTTTCGTATTAGTCTTATGCAAGACGGTTTATGGGATGCTTATTGCACTCGTAAACGATTGCTCAAGATTGCATACGATATGCAAACCACCGGCAAACACTTTTACGTTCAACAAGCCAAGGATCTTATCGAAGCCAACGCCAAAGAAATGGAAGAACTTCGATGGGCAATTAAGAAGATTGCTGGAATTAACTATCGGTTCAATCCAAACAGTCGAGACCACTTGATTGATCTTATCCATACTAGACTCGAAATTCCTATCGAGTTCTACACCAGCGGTAAGACACCAAAGCCTGCTATGGACAAGAAAGCTCTCGACTCGTACTTTCAACGATACCAAGCACCAGCCCTCACCAAACTAGCTAGATACAAACGACTTCAAAAACAAAACACTGACCTCACCGGATACTTAGCTTGGGTCGATGAAAACAATCGTACCCATTCAAATCTCAACATCACTGGCACAAGAGAAACTCGACAATCATCTTCCAACCCCAACGATCAGAACACCGATAAGCTACTCAAGACTATGTTCGGTCCTCCCCCAGGAAAAGTCTGGATCTGTACCGACATGGTTAACATCGAGTTGCGTATCTGGGCTTACTCTGTTGGGAACAAAGAACTGATCGAAGCTTTCGAAGCCGGACGTTCTGTTCACCAAATGATTATGGAAATTATTTTTCCACAACATATGGATGCCTACATTCAAGCCAAATCCAAACTCAAATCTCAACTTAACGACAACGATCAACTTGCTCTCAAAATATACGGTAGAGTTAAGAATGGTAACTTTGCTCGTATCTATGGAGCTACCGACAACAAGACTAACGAGACATACCACGGTGGTAAGAATCCACTAAACTATTGTGCTAAGATCGATGCTCGGTTCCCAGGTATTCGTGAGTTCACTCGTACACGAATTGCTATGGCCGAACAAAACTACATCAAGTACAACGTGTTTGGAGTTACTACACTCGGTGGTTATCGTCTTGACGTTCCGCCCGATGAACCATTCAAAGCCTGCAACTTTTACGTTCAAGGTGGTGCCGGTTGGATTATGACTCAAGCCATGATCGACTGGAATGACCATCCTGACTACAAACGATACCAGTGTCAAATGAACTCACAAGTACACGACGGTCTCGATACCGAAGTAGCTATCACCCCAGCTCTCCCCAGAATAATCGATGCCAAGTGTCTAGTCATTAGTCAAGCAGGCCGCAAATATATTCCAACGTGCGATGTCACTTGGGAACTCAACTATCACCCCAGTGACGAAACCAATCCCATCATCCAAGACATTATTTGTTCGAGATGATTTATTCTTACAACCAAAACAACTATGCCACAACCACTGACAGTCACACAAAAACTCGTCATCTTCAAAGCCGCACTTCTCGACATTGAAGATATTGTCAACAACACAAAACTATCTTTTTTTCAAAAAGAGGACAAGATTCGAGAAATAATCGATGACGAACTCAACTTTCCGTCTGACTCGGACAAAGCTGAGATATGTCGAATGAGAGACCGCATCATGAAACACGGTAGATAACCCACCCCAGGAAAGGAAACGTATCGTGCATTTGTTTGAATTTCATACTGGCATCAAAGCCCAGCAGCATGGCGACCAGTACATCATGGACTGCCCATTCTGTGAGAAGCAATCACACTTTTTCTACAACGGGGAAACATTTCTCTGGGACTGCAAAGTCTGTATGAAAAGTGGTAACCCCGTTCAGTTTCTTCGTAACCTATACGAAATGTACGACAACGTAACTCGTACAGCACAATTTATCTCTAACCTTCGTGACTTACCATTGTCTTGTGTTCAAGAAGCTGGCCTCAAGTACAACGACCTTAACGGTTCGTACTTGATTCCTACTTTCAAGAACGGGAAACTAAACAACTTGTACAAAGTTGCTCTAGTTCGTAAACAAGACAAGACCACCCAGGAATGGGCCGACAAGTGGATCATCATGGCTTCCCCAGGGATGGAACACACCCTGATGAACTGGGAAGAAAACACTAACGACACCATTCTCATATCAGAAGGTCACTGGGATCGACTAGCTGCTCGTGCCATTATTGGTGGACAAAACATGAGCTACACTGGTGTTCCTGGGGCCGGAGTATGGAAAGCTAGTTGGTGTGAGTATCTTGCCGACAAGCATGTTATCTTTGCCTATGACAACGACCCGTCAGGTAAAGCAGGCTTTGAGAAAGTTATTCTCAACCATATCGCTACCAGTCACTACAAGCCCAAGTCAATCAGCTATATCCGCTACCCAGAAGATAAGCCAGTCGGTTATGACCTCAACGACGTTTATCGAGAATACGGTAGAGGATCGTTCTCCAAACTTGAAGAATGGAAAACACTCTACACTTCCCCAGAAAATGTCGTGGTAGTTAAGAGTACAATGGAGACTGTCCAAGCAGACGTTTCCTGTACCACGTACGACGAACTTGTATCTCGATACGAGAAAGTATTCCACACAACCGAACCAATGAAGCTCGGACTACTACTTGTACTCTCGTCCATCTACTCTACCAGGATAGAAGGCGAGCAGCTATGGGTTCGTATGTTTGGTGCTCCTAGTTCTGGTAAAACTACCATTGCTAAAGTAGTTGGTGGTTCTGACCAAGTCGTACTCAAGTCTACATTTACTGGTTTGTTTTCTGGTTGGAAAGACGACAACGGACAAGATGCTTCTCTTATTCCACTCATTGCCGGTAAGACCCTCATGGTCAAAGATGCCGATGCTTTGATGCGAGAAGGTAACGTCGAGAAAATCTTTTCCGAACTTCGAGACTTTTACGACAAAGACAGTTCCACATTCTATAAGAACATGGTGGCTCACGACTATCGTAACATTCGTTCTACGATGATCTTGTGTGGTACTCACGTTCTTCGTAGGTCTGACCAATCTTTCCTGGGGGAGCGATTCTTAGACTTTGAACTTGACTTGTCTGATCGTGACAGAGAACTGATCGAAGATCGTATGTTAGAACGATCTATGGCAGTAGCTAACAATCCATCAGCACTCCCCCCAGAAACTCCAGTGATTGCAGCAGCAAAAGGTTTCATCGACCGACTGATGCAACAAAACATTAACGTACAGTTGGGTATGCGAGAACAAGAAAACATCAAAAAGTTTGCTCGTCTTGCAGCAACCCTTCGTACAAAAGTTGACCGTGAAAACAATCGAGCTAACGAGATTGCTTCCGAGCCGATCATCGAAGTACCGGCCCGTTTGATCGGTCAGCTAACTAAGCTATACATCTGTGCAACTGTCGTGCTAGGTATTGATCGACCTAACGAAACAGTTCACCGACTTGTAGCAAAAGTTGTTCGAGACATCATCGACTACAAATCATATCGTATGCGTATCTGTCGGCATATCATGACTACAGCAAAAAGCCGAGACGATTTGGTACAAGTCACAGATATGTCCATCGAACGAGTGAATCGAGAACTACAAGACCTTATTGCACTCAAGCTAGTGTACGGTATCCGTACTCCATCTAACAGTGGTATCGGTCGTCACGTTCTCAAGTTCCAGCTCAATCAACCTCTCGTAGAACTACTCCAATACATCGGTTTCGAATAATGTCCAAATTTGATCCATTTGCAGAATTTGATGCAGACGATTCAATTCCAGAATTCCTCTCCCCAGAAGAAACTATGGCATTGACTCGTCAAAAGTCTATGCAACGTCGTAACGACCGACGAGACCAAATGCTCAAGAGTCTGCTACACGATGTCAAAGCTGATCCTACAATCACCCCAGAATTAGCTGCCAAGCGAGCCGAGTTACGTTCTGATTACGTCAAAGCTCATGAACTATTGTTCCCTAACAGCACCGGACAAAAACCATTCGGTGAAGAACAAAACAAAGCTATTCGACGTTTTCAGAAGATCGTACAGTCTCGTGGTAAGCTAGTTCAGGCTGAACCTCGTGGATTCGCAAAGACTTCTCGTGCAGTCAATCAAATGCTGATGGGAGTTCTCCAAGGAGACATCAAGTTTGCTCTAATTGTTTCTTCGGCCATCGATAAGTCTACAGACATCATGGAACAGTTGCAAACAGAATTGTTGGGTAACTTCGCACTAGAAGAATACTATCCAACAATCATGCAATGCTTCCAACACACCGAAGGCAAAGCAATCAAAGCAAGCAAGCAAACTCTCAACGGAGACCCAACACACATTGGTTGGAGTAGCGACTCTATTCGATTCCCTCACGTCCCAGGAGAACCGAGCAGCGGTGCAGTTATTCTAGTTCGTACCAAAGACAATCTTCGAGGAATTTCTCGTAAGATTCGATACGGCCCCGAAGCAGGTAAAGTTATTCGTCCAGACTTTGTTTTGCTAGACGACATTCAGACCGACAAAGATGCAGTTAGTCCAGCAGTTTCGGCTAAGATCATCAAGACCATTAAACGAGCAGCACTCTTTGGTGGTAGTCATTCGAAGAAAATTCGAGCAATTATGACGATCACCCCAAACTGTCACGGAGACGTAGCAACCCACTTTATTCTCAACGAACCCTCGTGGGAAGTAGCAATGTACTCAATGCTCAAATCCATGCCCAAGAACATGGACTTGTGGGATCAGTACGGAGCAATGCTGCTCAACTTCAATCGTCACGTAGAAGGTGACAGAGAACGAGCACAACGTCGAGCCGCAGAATTTGTTCGAGCAAACTACGAAACTCTCCACGAAGGAGCAGAAGCTACTTGGGAGTGGGCATACGAGTGGGACACTGACGATCCAATCGAACTGTCTGCTGTCCACCACGGCATGACATTCTTTTACGAAGAAGGTGAAGAAGCCTTCAACTATGAATGTCAATGCAAGGTAGATATTGCCACCAGTGAAGAAGAAGCTATCAAAGCCCTTCCAGAACAAATCGTATCACGAGTCTCCCATCTCCCCAGGAGAAAAGTGCCAGCACAGTGTAAGGTTCTTGTTACTCACGTTGACTGTAACGCTGACTTCTTAAGCTACATGACAGTAGCCTCAGACAACCAGCTAATGCCCTACGTGATCGACTACGGAACTTATCCCCCACAACCCGGTGTTCTTTTCAAGAAAGGAAAAATCCTTCGTAAGTTATCCGACTTGTACCAAGATATTGAACGAGAAGATTTTGCAGGCATGATGTATCAAGCTGTTCGAGACTTCTCCGAGATTCTTGGCAACACCATTTACGTTCGAGAAGATAGTCACGAACTGACTCACAGATACATCGCATTTGACACCATGTGGCAAACCGATCACGTACTGCGAGCCATTCGAGAATGTCGGCACCGAACAATCACCCTAGGAACACAAGGGGTATTCTATGGAGTCAAGGATCGTCCCATGATGGAAAACACCAGTGGAGACCGTCAAATGCACTACCATTGTTATACCACTCCTTCCCAGGATAGAGTGATCGATCTGCTCAAGATAGATACTAACAGTATGAAAACCTTGGTACACCGAGGATTCATTGCCCGTTCAGGAGCTATCGGTACATACAAGGTATTTATCCCAGAAAATCCTGGGGATCACCAGCTCTTTGCTGAACACTTGTGTGCAGAAGAAGTTCACCAAATGGTCAACCAAAAAGAACAGCGTATCGTAAACGAATGGGTCAATACCCACAACCACGACAACGAGTTTTTAGATAACCTCGTAGGTTGTACAGCCCTCTTGTTCAAAGCAGGTTGTACTCTCAAGTCTTCCAAAGAAATCAAACGATTCAACATTCAACAATACGTGAGACAAAAATGACCCCAAACACTTTTGAACGTATCGGCTTCTTCTGTATTCTAACTCTACTTCCGTTAGGAGTATGGAAAGCAGCCGAACTATTTGCGTACCTTTTAATGTTTCTTTCATCTTTTGCATAAGGAACCTAACATGACCCCAGAAACCCCAGACAACAACCTCTACCGTACTCCAACAGCCGACGAACATCTGGATCTACCAATCCAGTGTGTTGTTCGTAACTCAAACAAACACGAATGGGAACCAGCACTCTTAGTTGAAATAAATCATCGTTCAAAAGCGTTAAAAGATTTTCTAGTAGTACCATCTGATACTCCACCGGAGTTAGTCGGAATCACTAGACCAGATCGATACAACTTCTGTCGAATCCGAAACAACAAAGCACCAATCACCAAACCAGCGTCAGCAGAGTCAATCGTCGACCCACCAACTCTCCCACTCCAAGGAACCAGCCAAGACACACCTCTTTTAGCTGGTGAACGATCAAAACTTGTAGCCCTCAAACAAAAACTACACAAAGAAAAGGAAAAACTAAACATCCTCGATATGGTACCAGTCCCCAAAGCAACCCCACACTCATCACAACCAATATTTGCCTCTGTCGGTACTCGAGTTAAATTTATCTCAGGTAAATTTGAAGGATTGGAAGGAGTTGTCGTCCAAGCTCAGGAAACAGATTCTGGACGAAGAGTCAAACTTACTAAGCAACTAGATGTTTGGACTCTTACGGATGAAATCCAAGAAGTACCGGCCTCTGACAAACCCCTCCAGTCACACGTAGCTGCTAGATTCGACTGCATTGATCCAGTCGTACTCAAGCTACTTGCTGAATGTCTTGGGTTCCGTGCAGCTAAACACTTTCCGTACAGCTATCACCGCATCCCAGTTGACGATCATATCAACCATGCACTTAATCACATCAACGAACATAGGAAACTCTCCCAGGAAACCCGCATCGACCCTGCTGACGAAATGCACTTGGTCGATGCTCTTGCTCGAATCACGTTTGCCATATCCTGTCTAGCACAGCAAGGCAAGTACCCAACCACCTACTCCCACCCAGAACAAAACAAATGACAGGTTTTGCTTTTGATTCGACTTGGCTAATTGACTGTCACTGGGACGAATCCATGCAGTCTATGAAACAAAGTATTACTTCTCAACTCCAACAACATCATAGTCTTACCATGCCACTCCATCAAATCCTTAGTCTTAAAGTTATCGACGGAGACACACTCGAAGCTATTTATGAACTCGACAGAATCGAGGGAATCTATATCCATCGAGGTATCCGTCTCACAGGAATCGACACCCCAGAAAAGAATACCCACGCTGGTATGATGGTTAAAGAATTTGTAGAATCTTGGATCAAAGAACATCGAGAGTCTCTACAAATCCTAACCGTTAGCCAAGACAAGTTCAACAGTCGCACAGTTGGTGACATCATCAACGTCGTCACCGGCAAGATGGTAGAATCCCTTAGTGGACTTTTGTTACACAAAGGTCTAGCTAAGAGATTTACTGGTAAGGTAGCCAAGACTCCCTGGACTCCCCAGGAACTTGACTTCATCAGTAACCAGCTTAGTAAAACCTTCACCACCCAGAACTATGAACTGTTCGAGTGGATTCCATGTTCCGACCCCAAACCTATCATTTTGGAATGACCCAGTTAGTTATCTTCCTGTGATATTAAATCGCCTTTTTTGAAAATTATGCTTGACTTTCCGATTCTCGCTCGTATAATTGACTAGCGAATCGGAGCGAGTTAATATCATCAAAAGATAATTCTGATCAAAATCAAATTATCTTTTGGCCTTCGTGAAAAAATAGTCTCAGCCGATTTGCTCTTGACAATGTTTATTGTCTTGTAGTAAGTCGGCTTTTTCTATTTACAATCATGCAAGACAATAGCCCTCCCGTATCATATCCACCAGACTTGGTTTCAGACGTAGAACTGTTCGCAGTTCCTGACAGTCTTTGGCATCGACCAAAAGCCATACTAGAACCAATTTGGAAAAAAGTAACTGGTGCTGGTATTCGTGCTGCTGTTCTAGATACTGGAGTAGCCAGACACGATTTACTTCCTGAACCAGTCGAAGCACGTTCATTCATCCAGGGTGAGAGCTGGACGGACGGCAATGGGCACGGAACCCATTGTGCAGGGACAGTCCTAGGTCGAGAGGGTATAGGGCTGGCCCCTGCTGCTTCGCTGTTAGTCGGAAAAGTTTTGTCCAATCGAGGAAGTGGAACGTCAGAAGCAATTGCTCAAGGAGTTCGATGGGCAGTAGATGCTGGTGCTGACGTCATCTCTATGTCCCTTGGATCAAACAGTCCATACAAGCCCATGCAAGAAGCATTGCAATATGCTTGGAGCAAAGGAGTCCTTGTTTTTGCAGCAGCAGGCAACTCAGGCTTTAACGGGCAAAGAAATACTATTGGCTACCCTGCAAAGTATGATGAAGAAGCAATCGCAGTGGGTGCTTATCGAAAAGACGGACAGCGAGCCTCATTCTCCTCGGGAGGCCGGGAAATGGATATATGTTGTCCAGGAGAGGACATCATTTCTTGTTCGACTACCAACGGATTAAGAGCCATGTCCGGTACAAGCATGGCTACTCCGGATGCTGCTGGACTATTCTGCTTAATCATCGAATTGATGCGAAGAGAAGGCAATGCAGCATTTACAGGTATCGAAGCTGTCCGTACATTTTTAGCCCAATACTGCCAAGACAAAGGTGCTCCAGGATTCGATCCTGGTTGGGGTATGGGTGTTCCAAAAACTCAGGAGATTATGAATGCTCTCCTCAATGACCAACTGGAGTATGTATAGTGCACAAACCAATTCCGATTTCCCCAGTAACTTCAACCTTATCCGTACATACTGGCCCACTAACGGGTGGAAGCTACATAGTAGCAGGCAACAACCTCGGACCAGGAACACACACAATCAAGCTCACAAACCCTGCCGCAGCTATCGGATCGTCCAACAACAAGGACGCAGTCCACAGATACACGACAGCGGTAGTGTCAGGAACAACCTCGATCTCCCCCAGAGAAGTGCTCGTCCCAGACGGATGGGCATTAGGTTGTGTCAGTAATGATGCAGCCCCAGACGTTTCTGGTACAGTGACTTATTTCAAACTCGACTAGCCCTAACCTAACGTAGACTTCGGTCTGGAGTGTATCTCTTGTTAGGTTAGTTTTGTTACGTTTCTTAAATCCCTCTATAGGTGCTTTATGTTTTGTGATGCTAAATTTCCAGCCGATCTTTCTCTTTCGTGTGTATTCGGCCTGATTGCCGAAGCTCGTAACGGTATTACCCCAGCAACAGCCAAAAAAGCTTTGTGGGTAGCCGGTTGCTTGCTTGAAAAGATCGCACCAGCAACTGTCCCACCACAGGCAGAAATGCAGACTCTCGAAGAAGTTACACTCGACGATCTGCTCAATGCACTCGAAGTCGAATGTCAAGCTCTTGAAACAGCTCAAAATTCCGTAGGAACACTTACAACTCCCGTTGCAGGTACTCAAGGTTGGGAAGTTATTCTTCCCATGATTCTTCAACTGGTGATGTTCATCATCGAACAACGTCAGAAGAAAAAGAAGGAAGAACAACAGCCTGCACCGGCTCCTGCTCCGACACCAGCTCCGGCCAACTCCATCGGCAATAGCGGTTCTGGTACGGTTCCTGCTCCGAAGAAATCCTGATCGTTCCCCGGCTGACCCCTACAGCCTCAGACACCCTACAGCATAAGTCTCCCAATTATGTTGTAGGGTGTTCTTTTTCTTTAACTCTCTCAATCATCATGAAACAATTACTTGCACTTAGTCTACTACTTCTAACTTGCACCACCACCCTCTCCCAGGAAATCAAGTCGGCTATCAAAGGCCCAACAACGGCACTTGCTGGTACACTTGTTTTCTTGTCACACGAAGAAGCCGTAGGTGACAACAAAGTTTGGATCATCCCAGACGAAATCAAGTCAGCATCAGCATCCTGCGGTAGCAATGTATTCTTCTCCATCCCCACCCCAGGAAAATACCAGTTCGGGTTAATCGTTGCTGACAAACAAGCAAACATTGCCTACAGTTGGCACACAATCGACGTAGTAGGTTCAGCAGTAGCACCTGCTCCACCTACACCAACACCAGTTCCTACTCCGGTTACTCCCCCTCAGTCTTACGAATCTATTCGACTAACTTCTCGAACAGCAGTCGATAGTTTACAAGACCCATCAACAACATCATTGCTTGCTAGTTCACTTACTAACTTGCTGCCGAAACTCCCAGGAGACTTACCGTCTGCCAAAGGATTAGTAACAAGTACAGTTGAAACTTGTTTTGCAATGAGACAGCCAACCAGTCGAACTAAAGACTGGTTAAATGTTTGGCGAATCCCAATCGATAAAGAAATTGGTAAAGCCAATCCACAAACAATCGAAGAATACCGTGAATGTCTTAAAGCAGTCATTCGAGGACTCTGCGTTAACGGTAAGTGTCCTAACCCATAAAGACTCATGGCATACTACAAAGAAACGGTTACACTCGCAGCAGGTCAACTGGTAACAGAATCAGCCTCTGTTGCCCCAGGAGCAGGACTCGTAAGAGTATCTACCCCAGCAATGACCGGTACACCCACCTTCACAATTCAAGGTTCTGTTGACGACGGTATCACAAACCTTGACAACTATGTCGGCAACACTGTACCTAGTTACAACTTAGCCTCCACCCCCAGGACAATCGCACTCGATCCGAATGGCACCAAAGGACTTAATACTCTTAGGTTGAAAGTAAGTGCTTCGGAAGCAACAGTTAAAACATTCGAACTTGTTTTCTCTACTTAAGGACATCATGGCAGACTTAGAACCAACCCTAGGACCAAGTGACTGGTGGCAAAAAGGTGCTCTCGCAGTCATCGCTACACTCTCGTCTATCGTTGCGTTCTTCTACAAGAAACTCGAAAGTAATAATCGAGAAGCCATTACCGAATTACAAAAAGCACTGGTTAAGCAAGAAGCTAAAACAGATCAGTGTGAAAAAGATCGACTAGAACTTTTTCGATGCCAAGTCCGACAAGAAACCGAAATAGCTACTCTCAAGCTAGAACTTCAAGAAATTAAAGATCGAGGGGTAGCATGACCGAAGCAATTGACTCAGTTATTCGAACCATACAAGACTGGCAATCCAAATCTCCCCAGGAAATTCTCGGCTTGCTTCAAGCTGAAACAATTCCTTTTTTTGATCCCCAAAAATGGACTTGGGGAGGACTCGCCGAAGTGTTCATTCCTGAAACCGGCAAGCGGTTCGGACGAGAGGGGAACAAGCTTCTCCAAAACATTCTTCTTGCCCAAGGAGATCAGTGGCTTATATCGCAATTGTCAAACGGCATTTCCCTGATCGACGACGAGATCCAAGGCACTCTTTACCTGCTTGATTCTTCTGGCCTAGTCCCTGGAGCAAAGCACATCGCAAGAGCAGTCAAAAGAAACATCAGCTTGTTGGAACAGAACAAGTTACTAGTTCCATCTCTTCAAGAATTGTCAAATCTGTTATCCGAAATGAAACTTGCAGACTGGAAACAAACTAAGGATGCAGCCGCTTGGGATCGGTTACAGGCTTATAGAATCGCACTAACAGCATATGACGGAACTGGAATACCACCCGAGTTGTGAGCAATGATAGGCACAAAACACGATGGAGTCGGCCTGAGCCGAAACTGTAATGGCAATCTCTAGAGTCGGTTCAGCATCCGCACAAGCAACTACAATCACAATCCCGACTCATCAAAGCGGGGATCTGATTCTTATTTGTGCCAACAGAAATAATACCACAGCTCCGACGATCCCTAGCGGATGGATCGTTATGTCTAGCACTGGTGCAAGTGGAGTTTCGTCGGCAATAGGTTGGAAGCTAGCTCAATCCTCAAGCGAGACAAGCGGAACATGGACTAACGCTTCAGCTATGCATTGCGCGGTTTATCGCGGAAGTACTGGCATTCTGACGATTTCATCGGCAATAGGATTAGGCTTTGCAACTTCGACTTCAGTGAGCTATTCAGCGCAAACAAACGGATTGGTTTATCGTTCTGGAGTTGATGACAATTGGTACATAGGTACAGGTATTCAGCTAAATTCCACGAACAGCCTTGAGACGGCGCCAAGTGGCATGACTAACATTAACTTTGAATCGTCTGCGGGTGTCTGGAAATCTGTACTTCACGACACAAATGCAAGTCAGTTAAGCAACTGGGCTGGAGCATCTACAACGGTGGCTACGTCAGCAACTTACCTAACTCGTGTCTTGCAGTTGTTTGAGTTTGACGGGCCTGCGTTTGGTGGTGGTGGTTCTTACTCTCCAATCGACAACATTTTAATAGGATAACCATGTCCGATAAATATCTTGGAGATTTCAAAAAAGGGCAGACTGTTCGTGTAAAATTTAACACGTTCAGCCAAGCACTTTTACCAACAACCCCATCAATCAACCCAACAGTTGCAATCTACAAAGACTCTGCGACTGAAATCACTACAACCGGAATCACTCAGCCAACCGTTGATTACGATTCAAAAGCAGGCTTTCATGAACTGGTAATCGACACTTCCGATGCGGTCTATGAGATCGGCAAGGATTACGACATTGTTTTTACAGCAGGTACAGTAGACGGAAAAGACTTGACTCGAACGATCCTTCGGACGTTCTCAATTGAGAATCGAAACACCGATGCAAACGTAACTAAGATTGCAGGGCAAACCGCTAATGCCTCTGCTGCTGTTACTTTCCCTGCCAATGTTGCAAATGAAACAACTGTTGCTAGTAGAGCTACACAAACAAGTGTTGATGCTATTCCAACTAATCCTCTGCTGACAACAGACACCAGACTCAACAACCTTAATGCTCCAATTGGGTCAATTCCAACAAATCCGTTGTTGACAACTGATAGTCGATTGAACAACTTAAATGCACCAATCTCCGCTATCCCAACCAATCCATTACTGACAACCGATGCAAGACTCAACTTCCTTGATGCTAGTATCGCAACCAGTACAAGTTCAATCCTCGGAGCAATCACAGGAATTAACAACCTGTCAGCTAAATGCAACGTGTTCGGATCAGCAGTCCTCGAAGCCCCAGAAACCGGGTCATCAGTTTATGAGTTTACGCTTGTTGTCAACGATGATGAAGGTAAGTTGGTCAATCTGGATGCAGCACCGACAGTCACAGCTACGAATTCCACGGGTACTAACCGTTCCACAAACTTGTCGGCAGTCACCAACCCAAGTGTTGGACGATATCGATTCACCTATACTGTTGCATCCACCCACCCCAGGGAAAGCCTGCGAATTGAATGTAGTGGAACAACCAGCACAGAAGCTAGATACGCTATTTGGGCAGGAGCAGTAGTTGACTTTGACCAATCAACAGTCCTTGCTCAAATTGTTTCAGACTTGGCACTCAAACCAACCCTGTTACAAATTGACTCAGGTACTATGGCCGGCAATGTAACACTACTCACTCAGCGATTATCAGAAGCTAGAGCAGGATATTTAGATGGAGTTCTACTTGCTCAAAACTTCAATCAACGAGTAGTACATGTAACTGGTGCTCACAATGTCGGTGCAGACTTACGAGAGTCACAACCAAACTCCATCCACCCGACGTCATTGGAAACTACAGTTTACAACACACTGTCAGCTAATCTGTTAGCTACTACACACACTTCCTACACCACCCCAGGAACAGTCGGCAAAACACTCAACGATACCAACACTAGCCTTTCGACCTTACTGACTAGAATACCAACAGCAACAGCTCAATTGGTAACTGATCTAACAACAATGCTTGTAGGATCCGGAACAGCTCTAGTCAAGTGGACAGCTAATGCTCTCAGCTTAGCACCCGCAGGTGGTGGAGGCGGTGGCGGTGCAACATCAGTCACCCCAGAAGCATTTATCAACCTCGACAACACATTGCTTGAAAAGAACACTTTAGTTTTCTTCAACAACGAGTCTCGAACATATTTGATAACACTTGCAACTGGTGTTTTTGATGGTCAACCAATGACGTTCTGTATTGAACGTGCAGACAAGACAACTTTGACTGCCGTAACCGGACTAACATCAATAACCAATGCTGTGTCTGTAACAATTCCCAGCATTGCACCACAAACCGATAACTGTATGCAATGGTCTCTCAGAGACTCAGCAACAGGACGTATCATTCTGTATGGCCCAGCTATTCAGAAGTATGCAGCATTCAACAACTAAAAGAATTATGGATAACGATTCACGAGGTTTAGAAGGACTAGCAATTCTTTTTGTATTTTTTGCATTACTAATTGATAGTCTAATCACCATATTTTCAGGGAGAGTACCTTGAGCGATATTGTATCAAAGATCCAAGAGATCCAATCAGGTATTGGCCCTAAACGAGTCAAGACCCCACAAGAAGAAGTCGAACAGTTTTCGTTAAGAGAACTGATCGATGCCGCTAACCGAATTGGTGCTAAGAAACCAAGTCTTAACAACATCGGTTGGACTCGTGTGGTTCCCAAAAACAATTGTGCTTGTGACTCACTAACAAAAGGGAGTTGTAATGACTCGTAGCTGGAAACAATTTCTAGCTGATGTCTCACAAGTCTTTCGCAATCGAGAAACAGTTCCTTACAACCAGATTCCACGAGAACGGTTCTTGCGAGCCATCAAACACCCGTGGGTCAGACGTAAGTTGATGACCATTTCGATTGAACAAGATGAAGAAGGTAGTCACTACCACGGTATCCTCAACACCCTAGCTAATGACTGTGTAGGCCCAGCCCCAGTCATTATTGGTGGTGCTACTGACCCAGATGTCAACACAAACATCGAAGATCAGTGGAACAAGTTCTGTCAAGAAACAGGACTAGGAAGCCAAATTAGACTCCTTCGTAGAGCAGCAGCCCGTACCGGAATCGGTATTGGTATCCCATTCAAAATGGAAAATACCAGCCACGAAGTTCGATTAGGACTTCGAGTAGTTACTGCTGAGAAGCTCCTAAATCCCCCAGGAGAAGGAGCAGAATCAAGATGGTGGGACGGTATTAAGTACAATCTCAACTGGGAACCAGTTGAAATCCATCTTGACACTGGTGAGTTCTTCAACACTAAAGACATTATTCTTTGGTGGAAGAACAAGTACGAAGATCAAATCTGTGGGATTGTAGAGTGTGCTCCGGCCCTATGCATTTTCCCGTCAGTCAAAAGATACTTGGATGCTGTCATCCGTAGTGCTGAGTTTCGTTCAGCAATCCCTATGGCTCTCAAGCTCGACCCTACAGTGTGGGGTAAAGAAGCAGCAGAGTCAGTAGGTATGCCAGAAGGAAAGTTCGAGTACGAACCTGGTATGATACCAACCCTTCCCCCAGGAACAACCTTGGAAGGGTTATCCTATTCAGGAACCACAGCAGAAGATGCAGAAGCACTCGATGCTATGGTGGGAGCTGCTGCTCGTTGTATTAACATGCCTGTCAACCTGGCAACAGGTAACAGCCGTAAGTACAACATGGCTAGTAGCCAAGTAGACTTTGGGCCGTGGAAAAACACAATCAACATTGATCGAGAAGATTTTGCCCCAGTGATCCACAAAATGGTTCGTCTGTGGTCAGAAGCAGGAGCATTAGTTCCTGACTACTTTACTGCTCGAACAATTCGATTTGTCAAGGAAGAAGGACTTAATTACTCGTTAAGTTATTCTCAAGTGTTCTCCCACCCCGACCCCCAGAAGATCAGTAACAGCATTGCGACTGACCTTCAAACTGGTGCTACGACTCTCGTAAGGATTTACACAGAACGTGGACGTAACCCACGGCGAGAGATTCAGCGAGAAGCAGACTTGCTTGGTATTACATACGAAGATATGTGCGAAATACTTTTAGCTGGTCGAGTCTCGTCAGCCGCCACTATTTTGTCCGATCCAGAAGATCCAGAAGATGATACTGAATCGGTAGACCCACAAGAGGACTCTGATGAAACTCAGTAAACGACTCGAAGCTATCAAGTCTGCAAGAGACCGTACTATCCACAATAGTACACCCACTCCTGCTCCAGTCTCCTACAAGCCAGTTGAAGGTGAAGCAATCTTCAATCTAGCTACACCAGCCTCCTCCCCAGGAAAAGACGAGAACGGGCTAGTCAAGTTCTCGTTTGCTGGTTACTCTGGACAACCCGTTAGTCTCCGAGACTACGGTTACGAATATCCGATGATTTACAACATTAGTGGTATGGAACACAAAAACTCCATCCCACTCTTGTTTGAACATTGGGAACCAATTGGTCACTCGACCTCGATAGTCAAGACAAATTCAAGTGTCAGTGGTGAAGGTGTGGGTTCTTACCCATCCACAGCCAGAGACACTGTGACAGAAGCCTTGGCAAACGGTTTTCCTTTCGAAGCCAGTATGGGGCTTCGAATCACTAACAAAGAAGATATTATGTTCCTGAAACACGGAGTTAAACGTACTATCAACAATCGTGAAGTAACGGGGCCAATGTACGTTGCTGAACGTTCCATCCTCAAAGAAATGACAATCACGATGTCTGGTCGTGATTCGGACACAAACTTCGGTCTCTTGAATAAGGAAGCACAAATGCTTTTGAAAAACTCCACTCCTGATGTTCCTCCTGCTCCTCCTGCTGTACCACCAGCAGCCCCAGCAGCTCCTGCTGTTCCACCAGCTCCCCCTGCGGCTCCTCTACAGAACGCAGCTCCTACGACTCCTGTTGTTCCACCTGCTCCTGCAGCCCCTGTTGTAGGTCGTGCAGAATTTGCTCGTATGGCTCGACTGATGAATTCGTATCCTGACCATGCAGAGTCCATCGAGACTCAATATGCTGCTGGTACGGATCTCACCGCTATCGAAAACAGCATCAAGCTGAAACTCTTTGAGAACGGACTTCCACAAGTTCCAAACCTCACACCACAACAACGATCGTCGGCAAGTGACGAAATCGTTGCACAGTTCGCATTATCTTGCAATATCTCCCCAGAAACGATTTCCAAGCACGTCGACAAGAAAGTTCTTGACAACTGCATGATCGGATCTCGTTGGAGCTTTGTTGAAACCTTGGTCAACTTGGCCAACAGCACCGAACGTCAACGACGATTCACTGGTTTCAGTGACGTTGACATTTTGTGCAGCACCATCAAGACCTCAACCCAACAATCGTTCTTGGGAATCAACAACAGTGGATTCTCCATGATCGATATGCCAAACCTTCTCAAGAAGGTTACGAGCATGATGTTGGAAGAACGATGGGCAATCAACACCCCGTTTGCAGTTCAATACCTCAAGGAAGAATCCAACAAGGACTTCCGGATCACCCAGAGAATCCGTCCAGGTGGCGGTAAGATTTGGGATGAAATGAAGAACGACGGTAAAATCGAAGAAACCGAGTTCGGCAAGGAAACCGAATATCGATCCAAGCTCTCGACTTCGGCTCAGTTGGTTGTGTTCAATCGTGAGGACATCATCAACGACGATATGGGTGTGATTGCTGACATGCTCGATGCGATGGTCGAAGGTGCATTGATCGTTCCAGATATGAAGCTCGGCAAGTTGATGCTTGTCAAAGCAGCAGCAGCTAACTCGTTCTGGGTCGATGCTGATAACAGCCGACAAAGCTTGGCACTTAACCGAGCAAACCTTTCAACGGCTTACAACGCTGTACGTCAGTACAACGAAAATCGTGGCAAGAACTTTGTCAACCTCATCAACGATCGTTGGGTTCTCATTACCTCGATCACTGGGGAAGAAACTGCTTTCGAATTGCTCAGGCAATCCCGAATCGTCCAGGAAACTGGTGCAGCAAGTCCATCCAAGACTGGTGAAGCAAACTACTGGTTTGGTAAGCTCGACCAGATCACGTTCCCCCAGATGAGCAACAGCAGCTTGTTGGGAACTGGAACCTTCGTCAGTGAGAACACCTGGTTGCTGTGGCCGAAGTCGCAACGATTCAGCCCATACAGCATCACCTACTTGCGAGGTCAACGACGACCAACCATCGAAGCTGTCGATCTTCCAGCCAACATGCTGGGTGTCGGTACTCGTGGTTTCTGGGACATCGAAATCAACGAACGAGAACGAGAAGCTGTTCTCCGAGCTAACGGCTAAGACTAGCTGTTGCTTGACATCATCGCTGACACCTATCAGCTTAGCTCTGTAAGCCGAACCAACATTCAGCTCACGGACAAAGCAGTCTAGGAGAGTTTAACAGAGCAGACCAAGTTGTTTCCTCCTTAGCAACTTGGGATAATAAAATACTCTCCAACCTAGACCTTAGTCCGTGAGCTTTTCATGAACAACTTCCACAAGGAAACACAGTTATGCCTATTTCGACTCCAAACCGAGTTGCCGATCCAGTGATGCTGGAAAGGTACGATGCACCTTGCGTAAAGAAACAAGGTGGAGCAATCTCCGTCAACTACTACAACACCACTGGCAGCACCATTCTTCAAGGTGAACCAGTCTTGTTCGGTGGTCGAGTTGGGATTGCTCAGTCAGTCATCCTCCCAGGAACACAAGGTACACTGGTTATGGACTGGCTTGTTGAAGCCAGAATCGGTGGTACTCTTGCTGCTGACATCCTCCAAAACGACACCGTATGGTGGAGTTACGACGTTGCTTCTGTTGCAACAAGTGCTGTTGGTGGTGCTGTTCGTACTGCTCCAACCAATGGTTTCATTCTCGGTACTGCGGTCATCCCAGGTGGTGCAGTTACCTTGAATGGTTCCAACAAAGCAATTGCTGCTCCATCTGGTGCAACATCGGTTCGAGTGCTGCATAGTGCAGAACCTTCCCCAGCAATCGGAACGGTTACAACCTTCAACTAAGTGCGTCTTGGAGATAGTTATGAATATTCTTTCCTGGGGGCTGGATTTCTTGTATAAACAAGCAGAACAATTCACTGATGTTGAGTTGCTCATTGGTTATCCTGGCCAGCCCCAGTTTCGAATAATGGGTACTATCTCCGAGTGCAAGCACTTATTTGATTCCGCAGCAGTTAAAGTGCAAGCTCCTAGATTCCATATTATGGTTCCCACCCAGGAGCTTGCCAAGTACGAAATTATTCCGGTTCGAGGACTACAAGTTATCAACCCCGCTACCAACGTGACTTATGAACTCGTCCTCGATGCAAAAGGTTCTTACTTCTACAACGATGGTGAACACCGTCGCACAGTATTAGTGATGAACGAGAAAGGTTCTTCATGTTAGCCGAACTAGCCGAATCAATAGCATCCTACCTCAACTCCCTCCCAGGAACAACGTGGGGTGACTATAAGCTCGGTACTTACGTTACAGCAGAAACAGCACTCGATCCTGAAAAGGTTCGTCAGTCGTCTGGAAACAAGTTGTACGTGATGCCGTTGTTTACTGGAATCTCAATGGATTCTTCGACTGGTCGGCATAGAAAAGTTTCGATAGCTTCTCAACCACTAATCTCTGTAACTCTCTTAGTTCCATTTACTTCGTTTAGCAAGAACGACGTAACAGACTGGCAAGAAGTCAGAAAAGTATTAGACCTTCGAGAACGAATCGACTTAGCTATTTGTCGTAAGGAGTGGGAACCTTACAACCTTAGTAACGTCGATGCTCAACCACCAGTTGAGATCGAACTCAATCAAAGAACCTTCTTGTCATCGACCGAGTTTACTTTCGCAACACAGGTCTGCTAGCATGTTTAAGTTTGTTGCTCGATCACTGTTCTACCTACAAAAGTTCAACACTCGTGTTGATCGAGGTAAGAAACAAGGTTTGTTTAGAACAGCAGCACTCATTCGTGGTGCATCCATCCGAACACTCAAGATCAGCAAACAAACCTCCTCCCCAGGAAATCCGCCGTTTGCCAAGACTCGTGGTGGATTACGGATCATCGAGTTTGTTGTTTACGGTGATGCCGCAATCATCGGGCCTGTTAAGTTTCCAAGTAGCGACTTTTTCAATCAACCTGTTCCACACATTCACGAGTTTGGTGGAACATTTTTCAGCCAGTTTACATACTACTCCTATCCTGAACGATCTTACATGGGGCACACCCTCAAGCAACTAACTGCTCGTGGTGCAATCGCTAAAGAGTTCAAGGTAGGATTGGCTCGACAGTTCAACTTCTAACACAAGGACAATTCCTTATGCCAGGACTTACCGATCTTACAAATTGCGACAAGAAAGGCTCAGAAGTATCGTTGTACTACGATACTGCTGATGATCCTTCGACCGCAGGTGGTTCATCTTGTACCACTCCAGTGTGGGTTTACCACAAGGGAATCACAGGAGATTTGTCAATCAACGACACCGACGACGAAGAAGAATTGTCGGTTCGTGACCCAGACATGTTTTACAAGCAATACAGCGAATCCAAGAGTGACTTGGAAATCTCTGGGGAGCAAGTAGTTGATCCAGCTTACGAAGGATACATCTACGTCAACTCAGCCCGCCCAGGAGCATACGCAAGAAACTTCTTGGCTCTGACCGGGTACTTGACCGAAGTCGGCAACGTCGGTTTCAAAGGAAAGTTCCGTAACTTCGACCGATCTATCACCGCCCCAGAAACCGGAGCACCAAAGCAAAACTTCAAGCTCAAACCAGCAGCTTGTGTTAAGTCTGGTTGCAAGATCACTCCAGTTAAAGTTGCCACCGCAGGAACACTTGCAACCTACGATCCT